CGCTGTCCTTGCCGCCGCTGCCGCCCTCTTGCTCAAGCCAGATGTTCACCCCAGGCCCCCACCGCTGCAGGTCCCTGTGCGCCGTCAATTCGATCTGCTTCTCTCGCTCGAACGTGCTCCACTGCCCCCGCACCACGTCGAGTATCCAGTACGCGCCGCGCACCCGGCCCATCAGTACGCCGACGGTGTAGTCTCCTGTCTCAGCCGTCGCCCCCTTGTCCCAGTATCGGACCAGCGCATCCATAACGGGTGGATAGTTCGGAAACGCCTCGAACCACGCCCGCTTGAACATCTCGCCTTCCTGCGGCGCCGGTCGCTGCTGGTATAGCGCATAGTAGGAGCGGCCCAGCGTTGTCCGAATGTCGGCCAGCGTCTCCAGCGGAAACCGCTCCGGGCACAATGCCTCGCCCACCTCGCGGCCCAGGGGGTCGTTGTCCTCGGCCTCGGCGGGCAAGCTGATGACTTCCCAGTCGCCGGCCTGTTCGCTGTTCAGGATGCGCCCGGCCAAGTCGTCCTGGTGCCATCTGGTCATTATCAGGACTATGGCCCCGTTGGGCTCCAGCCTGGTGTACAGGTCGTCCCTGTACCATTCCCAGGTGGCCTCACGGAACGTCTCCGAGTTAGCGTCCTGCCTGCTGCGCACCGGGTCATCAATGATGATCAGGTCGCCACCGTGCCCGGTGATACCGGCGCCCACGCCCACGGCTCGCACTCCGCCGCCATCCTCTGTCGCCCACTCCATTACGGCGGCATTCTCACCACTCAGGCCCAGCCGGTCGGCCGCGATCCTGCGGCATTTGCGGCTGAACAGGTTGGCGAGCTGCTGGTTGTACGCCCCGATGATGACGCGGGCGGACGGGTCGCGCTCCAATCGCCAGGCGGCATAGCGCACTGTCACCATCTCGCTCTTGCCGTGGCGCGGAGGGATGAACAGCATCAGCCGGTGACACTTGCCTGCCGTGACCGCCCGCAGCTTCTCGCGGATAAACTGTAAATGTGCCCAATCCCAAGACCACTCGGGATTGACTGCCCCTAGCCAACGGCGGAAGTCGCGCCGCTGTCGCTCTCGCTCAATCGCCTGTCGCGCGTCGGGCAATCCGAGCCAATGTATCAAGCTCTTCGTCTGTAAGTTTACTGAGGCTGACATTCGCTGTCTCTATCGGGCCACCGCCACGCCCGGTGATCTCCTGCTGTACTCGCTCGGTGTACCCCCGGTCCTTCCCCTTGGTGCTCAGGTAGTAGCGGAGCATCGGACCATCACCGGCCCGCATCAGCTTGATCGTCTCGCTCTCAGCCATATCCAAGACGGCTTCGCATTCATCTTGGTAAGCGGCCTGAACGGTGCTGTACTCCTCAATGTACTTCTTCGCCGTATGCCAAGCACAGCCGACCTTGCCCGCAATCTTTGTGATTATTCCGCCAGTACCGGGTATCGCGTCAATGAACTGCTCCGCCCGGTAGTGGTTGTTGCTACCCATCTACCCCTTCGTCAAAATCGCACTGCACAGCTTCTTGATGAATGAGTTTCTTAAGCCGCCAGCTTGGGAAGAACCATTCACCATGTATTCGATAACGTGCGAAGCTATTCTGTATCTCGCTCTCTCTCACCCCATCCCCGCGCATATACCCCAAGAGCCGCAGGGGATAAGGTGAAGCTGTAGCCAATTCAGATATGCGGCGCTTGATATCTACCGAATAGCCGATCTTTATTGGGCCATCTTCGCCCGCCTGGACGAAATAGATACCCGTAAGGCAATCGCCCCTGTCGCCCTGCGTATCCAAAGCCTCGGCCCTAGCCGCGGCATACTCATCAATGCTCGAATAGCCAAGCACCTCTAGCGCACGAGGCACTGCATCAGATAGCATCTGCTCGGCCGCTTGGAGTTCTTGTTGCTCAAATGCAGCCTCACAGCAGTCTGAGCAAGTCAGCCGATGAGCAGAATACCCCTCTCGATCTGGCCAAAAGTGCGCACCACAAATCACACACCACCTATGTGAGGCCAAAGTCAAAGTCCGGCTCCTTTCCCGCTCCCCGTACCACTATCGGCCTAAACACCACACGCCCGGCAACTCCGATGCGCTTGCACTCCATCAACTGCGCTACGGCCAGGACCTCGGTCTCGGGAAGGTCCAGTGTCAAACGCAGGCCTCCATCTGCGAGCGTTTGCAGCTTGACTACCTGCGCCGGGAATGTGATGTGTTCCAATCCAGTCCCCCCTCCCCTTCCACTCGCGCTCTATCCGAAACCCAGGACTTGTCCAATATACTGGCGCATCAGGATTATCCGCGGGCCAGCGGCCTCGGTATAAGTCCCAAGTGGTCCTGCCCGAATAGTCGAAATAACTGACTATGTTTCCATTCGGATAGATGACATTGTGCATCCCGCCCTACTTTCGATGAACGGGTGGGGCCAGGTCGCTCACCCCCTGTATTTCCTTCTCGTGAGGCCCAGGACGCCCGATGTACTCAGCAACCTTGCTCCCCTTCAGGATTAGAGTTGCAGTCAGCGCACATCCGATTTTGGTGCCCTCGCTGCCCACCCGTCTCATCCACTCGCCCGGGCATATCTCCTGAATGGCCTATATGCCTCCATACATCTGGGCTGCGCATAATCGTTGTAGTGTATGCGCCCGCAAATAGGACATCCCAGCCATTCCCAAGTTTTCTCACAATGCGGACACCTAGACTCTGTGCCGGGTTCTGGCTCATCTGGTTGTAAGAAGCAATGTCCGCACACCCCGCACCGTATCTGCCACATACTACCTACCCGCCCGTCTCATCCTACCGTGTGCGCAACCTACAGTCAGCCTTGAGATATTGCGCACTCACCCCACCCCCACCCCGCCCGGAGGAAAGGAGGAAACTCCGAGCACTCCCACTGCCGACGCGATGATGGTCTCCTTTCCAGATAAGGTGGCAGTCAGTCGTCGTCCCCCGCCAGTTCGTCGCGGAGCATCCGCAGCTCCTCGCCCTCGCGCTTGTCCTTGCGCATCTTCGCGCATTGGGCCGATGTGTAGTCCGGATCGTACACGAATTGGAACATCTGGTCTTCAAGGAACTGGTAGACGCGCCAGATGGGAATACTGAAGCCAATATGGGGCACAACATCGGCGGACCAGCCAATCGCCGCCACGGTGATGCGGGCCGGAACGCCGATCATTTCGCCAGTCTCAAGCAGGAATGTGGCCCCGCCCGAATTGCCGAAGTATGATGGCGCGGAGATCAAGACATAATCCTTGTTCTCGATCTCATACCCAAACCCAGACAGGAAGCCCGCCGTTTGCACCGGCTTGTTGCCCATCCCACAGCCCACGGTGATAACCCACTCAAGGGCCGTTAAATCCTTGAACCTGTCCCGCGGGTACAGCTTGGCGATATGCGCAAATGGGCGCGGTGTCTCAAGCCGGAGCAATGCCAGGTCTTCGTCCTTGTCGTAGGTGGCGATGCTTGCCTGGTACGTGGTGCCGCCGATAACCCGCGAGACGTAGTCAAAGTCAAACAGCTCCACAATCGGCGTACCGAGCACGTCGGTTTTGATCTCACGCCTCAGCAGCGCATTCCATTTCTTCTCGACCTTAATCAGGCTATCCACGACGTGCTCGTTTGTCAGGATATAGCTCTCGTAGCGCCCTGACCCGCCCTCGATCTCGTCGCAGTAGAGGAATGTCCCGCTACCCCGCGCCTTTTCGGCAGTGATCCTCACTTCGGGGTAGATCATCAGCTCGTGCATTTGCCGTTTCGTCAAGCCCATATCGTCAACCCTCCTTCAAATCGTCTACCATCCCACATCAACCCGCCGGCGGTGATAAGCAGCGGTTGTATCGTGTGCGCTTGCCCGCCGATCTCATAGTCCACCACTGCGCATCCGTTCTGCCACTGCATCCGGCTCTTTGCCGCTGGCACCCTCCCATCAATGTGACAGCAGCACCCCGGCGATACTGCCGTGATCGTTCGCTCCCCGCCCCGTATGTGCAGCGTCCGCGAGGCCATCTCTACCTGGTGCGTGTGGCCGATGATCGCGCTCACGTCAGCCTCTCTCACTACTGCCCGCGCAGTCTCCCCTGGTACACTCCGTGCTACCTCACCGTGCGAAATACACAGGCCGTCATTGATCCAGTCCTGATCGTCCGGGTAGTCGCCTATCCACTCAATCTCCAGCTCGGGCAGCGCCAGCAGCCGCGGTACACTCAGGGCCGGCGGCAGCTCCAATTCGTTCGCCGCTCGTAGATCGTAGGCTGCCCCCAGATGCTTGATGATCGACCGCTCAATTCTGTTCTCATGGTTGCCAGCGTGTGCGCGGATCTGTGCGCCCGGTGCGACTTCCCGCAAACGCTGGTAGAATCTATGCGCGTCCTCAATCGCGGGTTGCGTACACTCGGTGAATTCGGGTGACCGCAAATACTTGTCGTTCCAGTCGGTCAGGTCCAGCATATCGCCCAACACGTCAATCCGGTCCGGCGCCAAATACTCGGCCAGGTCGATGATGATTGATAGCACCCGCCAATCGTGTAGCGCCGTCAATTCGTGCGTCCGCAAATCCCGCGAAAAGCCAAAGTGCGCATCCCCGAATACGAGGGCCCTGCCAATACCATCTCTGCGCGGCTCTGGTATCTCCCAGTCCAGCGGCTCGCACGCGATAGGCTGGATCGTCGGGAAGATGGCAATGGGCTTGATGCGAACCAGCCACGCCTTGACTTGAACCAG